TTTCGGCGGTATAACGATCAAGGTCGGACTTGTCAGTTAAGGCATTAAAGCACCCAAGCTCGCTGAACAAGGTCATGCCACCACGGAAGTGTTCCGTGAGTATCCTCTTCACTTTGCGGGAGCGAGAGGCATCTTGTTCTACGACTGACTTCGTAAGTTCCCTTACAAGTGCCTCGTACAAAAAGGCTGTGTTTCTTTTTTTGTTATGCTTGACCTTCATCTTTACTTTCCAATTGTTCAATTAAACGTTTGATATCATATTGAGTTTCAAACAACAGAGCCTCAGCTTCATCTACTTTTTGGTTCTCGCCGACAACTCCTCTCGATAGGGGACCCATCTCACCACTCCACCCTTTAAATAGGTTTCGGTTGGAGGATGAAGCCAAATTGTTTCCCGCTGAGGAAAGATAACTTCGTTTTCGGGCTCCTTGCCGCCACTTGGGACTCTTGACTCTCATATAGTCATCACGTTGACCAGGCTCGGGCTCAGCCAGAAGTGTATCGTCCTCTTCGGCATCGCCGGCAGCTTCGTCGCCGAGATCGAACTCGCCCTCGTCGCCACCAATCTCTCCAAGGTCGCCGCCCTCGCCGGGTTCTGGGACTGTGCCTGCTTCTTCAATGGCTGCTCCCTGTAATGCGTCTGAAAACTGTTCTACCTGTATCCTATCAATATCTTCCTCTGTGATCTTAAAGATGTTTCGGTAGACCCACTGCTTGGAGAAGTAACCGTCGGTAGCCTGACCAGCAACATCGAACTTGGTGCGTAGATGTTCTAGCTCTTGTAACTCTGCGATCTTCGATGGGTTGTTAAGAGATAAACTAAAAGATAGCAGATCATTGTTTCTGTACCCTAAAGTGTATAGGTGAATAATACAGATTTTCTCAAGCTCTGCGATGATTACACGCTGAAGGCGTTGGATAGTTCTCGAAAAACGAACATCCTTTTGAGACAGGGTTGTCTTATCTTCTTGAGCATCACCCTGTGCTAGATAAGCCTTTGGTATCTTAAGAGCAGAAAACAGCTTATCACGAAGATAGTTTACGTCGTCGATGTCGCCCGTAAACTGACCGCCGGCTAGCGTTTCTATTCTAGTATTACTAGCGGCACCACGGATTGGAATATAGAAATCTTCGTCAACGCTCATGGCGTTATAACGTAAATCTACTCGACCGGTGTCCTCGTCAACAATCTGATTTCGCTTCATTTGTGTCTTGACTTGCTCGATGTACTGCTCGACATCTTCCGCAGCCATATTACCCACATCAATATAGAAAACACGGCGCTCGGGAGAGCGGACAATTCGATAAGCCATCATGGCGTCTTCAAGAAGGGTAAGCTGACGCCAGATTCGGCGGGATGGTTCGAGAACCGAGGTTCCATAAGGAACATACTTGTCGTTACCAAGGACCCTGAAGTGGGAGACTTGCCAGTTCTCGAAGGTTACGCCGGTGTTTCCCTCGGCATTTTGCCAATAGAACTGAACATAGTTTGGATTAGTTGCGTCGGTGCCCTCAATACGTTCAATCTCTCGGACAGGAAGAGGGATTACGTTGGTGATTCCCAGCTTATCATCAATATCTAAATACAGGAAGTAGTCACCATACTTACAAGCGCTTCGAGCCCAGCCGAAAAGGTTTGCTTCGGCGTTCAAGACCTTATATAAAAGAGTATTAAGAATATCTTTTATTTCTCTGTTTTGACAATCAATGTTGATCAGAGGATTGAAGGTTGTAGAGGTAGTGATCTCATCAGCATAGATGTCTAGCGTTGAGGCAATCTCGGGCATGTATTCCATTTGCTCAAAATCAGTATATCGTACTTGCTTATTACGATTATAGAGAGCTTTATTTGTTAGGTCGCCAAACGCATTATGATATTCCCTCTTCTTGAACTCACGTCCCGTGCTAGAAGTAAAGGTATATTTAGTTACGTCTCTACGGTTGCCTCGAATAACAGCGGGGCGATCGTAGTCTGCGATGGGACCGCTGAACAATCTTGTTAATCTTTTAAACAAGTTTGATTGATTGTTACGTGGGTTGTTAGAGTTATTATTGTTATTATTATCAGCCATTTTTATCCCTTAATGATCCAAGATAGGTCGTGCGTTTTTCCGTCAATGCCTTTAAAGGTTTTTTGATTTCCCTTAAATCCGTGTTGTCCGTCGATTTTTGTATTAAGTTTTGTCGAGGAGACAGAAATGCTTGTTAGTAGCGCCTTCTTATAATCTGCCTCCCGTTTATTTGCCGTCAAAGCCGTGCCTCTTACCCAGCAACCAATACAAGCCGCAATCACAAGATCGTCATTATAACTTCTCATTGCCTGCGGTCTTCCATTATGCCATACGAATGTTTTTATTTCGTTCGCAAGACGAATGGAATTAATAGTAATTAGTTTATTTCTAATAAATTCCTCAAATTTAGAGATTACAAGTGGTCGTGTTTTCATAGACATCGTAAATCCGGCGATTCCACCAAGCGCATGCGCCGATACTTCATCAACATATTCGTGTGTTGATTTTATACTATAATATAAGTTCTTATAGTCTAAATCTTGGAGTCGGCTTAAGACGCCGATGCCTAGTGAGTTATTTTCAATTATTAGCAGAGCGTTATTGTACTCTGACGCTATAGAATATAGGAGTGGAGCAAACATATCGGGTGTTATCTTACCTTGGTATTCTGCTACTTGCTCCATGGTCTGGGTATCAAAAACGTGACCGACACTAAAGTCAGAGCCGTCGCCACGAGCGACATCAGCTACAAGAATATACTCTCGCTGCGGTGATGGCTCTTTCCAAATCCAGTAGTTTCTATCGAAGCCGGTCTTGTGAACGGGATCATAACTATTCCCTAAAATTCTTTTTAAATCATCACCATGGATTACGGTATCACCTGAAGCATTGAAGTTACACTCAAGCTCCTGGGCTATCTCACGGCGAGACATATTTCTTGTCTCTTTCGCATACCATTCCTGATTTCGCTCAGGGTGAACATTCCAAGGAAGGCGGATAGTATGAAAGTCGTTCTTATTTTCTTCTGCTTCGGTAAAAGTTTTATGGAACCAGTTGCCTACACCGTTCGGAGTAGACAAGGCGATACAACGACCACCGGTTGATAGAGTAGGATAAAGACCAGCCCATAGTTCGTCGATACCCTCAACGAAAGCCGCTTCGTCGATCACGAGTAAAGACAGGGCTTCTGAACGACCAGCGTCACCAGAAGTAGAAGAGGCCTTAACCTGTGATCCGTTTGATAACTCAAAAGAATTTCTATTATCAATAGAGATATCCGAAATCTTGAGCCACGGTGGCAAGTTCTTGTGAATTGCTTTTATCTTTTTAACAAGATTGGCTGCTGTTCCAAGCTTAGTAGCTACCACAAGGACATTTTTATCTTTGTGGAACAGCATTAGCCACGCCACGTAGGCAGCGACGGTCGTCGAGATGCCTAACTGTCGAGCCTTTAGGATGACGCTAAAACGGTTTTCTTTAAAATCTTGAAGCACTTCTTCCTGGAAGTCGTACAAGTCAAATGGAATCGACCCCCTTATGGGGTGAGAAATCTTTGCGTACTTTTTACAGAAGAAGGCAGGCTCTTTGCCGCAGCGGATAATCTGCGCCATCATCTCCTTCTTGTTTAACGACATTTAAGCTTCTGGCGTCTCTGGGTTCTTGGGGGCAGTGTCGTTTTCTGGTCGCTTATCAGTTGATTTGCTAAGAAAATCTAGGAACTGCTTGTGGTAATCTTTATTGCGTAGCTCAGCAGAGCGCTCAGAACCCATACGGAGTGATTCAGTACCCTCGAATCCTCCGACGGCGTATTGTTTGTGAGCTTGAACCCATGTATGGTGGCGAGAAGTTGTCTGGACAAGAATCTCGGCGTCAGAGTCCTCAGTAAGCGTTACGGCTTCCTTAGTAATTTTTTTATACTCTTTCTTCAAGAACTTGGCAATATCCTGGAATTTTGCTTCGATCTCATTCTCAAATTGATTACGAGGATGTAATTCATCTACTCGCATTTCACTCTGATAAGTTACGATCATTTTTGGTCCGGCGAATCGGACTCTGAAACCGTCCATAACACGACTATCAAGGATGGGGTGACCTTCTTCTCTCCTTAGGCCAATCTTTAAAGCCTCGCCGTTTTCGTCTAATGCTCCGTCATACGCATTAGCAGCAGCTTGATTTAAACCTTTAATTACATCTAGGACAGTAGCCATTATTTTCTTCTCCTTGTAGCATAATCAATATACTCTTGTGTGGGTCGGTCGCCATTCTTCCACGCTTCTTCACGATGCTCGATAAAATCAGTGTAGCAGTTATAGCAGCCGTTAAACCTATTCATATATAGGTCGTCTCTTCTTGAAAATGAATATGTTTTACATACTGGGCAAGTGCGGTTTTCCTTTTGACGAGACTGTCGCTTGGTAATAGTAACATCCCCAACTTTAATTTCCTCTCGGGGACTAGAAAGCCTATCCCTCTTAACCCGCATTTCCTTAAGTTGGTTTAAATATTCTTTTTCTTTAGTTTCCGCCCATTCGTTGCGGAAGTCTTGTACCGTATCTTTTCCGTACTTTTCTACAATTGCTTTCTCAAGCGCAGCTATATAATTTGGATCAATTTTAGCTTTCATTGTCCTGGGTATACCGCCCTTACAATCGCAATAGAAGTTCCTACTCCGACTAGGATACCAGATAGAAGACCAAGGGCTCCTTTATTTCTTCTAAACCAAGTATTGTCTTTCTCTATTGTTTCCTCAAGGTTTTTGATAGATGATTTGTATACGTCCTGAAGCCGTGTACAAACCCTTCCGTTCAGATCACACTCCGCAATCTTTGCGTTATTATCAATCTTATCCTGGAGTATCTTTCTAAAGTCTTCTTCACTCAATAGGATACCAACATAAGAATCACCGCCCTCTTGTACTACGGCTGGACGGGGTTTAAACTCCGTGACCTCTCCAGCCATAGCACTAAGAGAAAATAGTAATACTGTTGAAACCGCTATTCTCATTATTTTTTACGGCTTACTTTAGTGTCCGTCATAAATTTCTTAAGACCGTCGATACGTCGCTGAGGGCGGGCAAGCCCGCTGACTAAAGTATAAGTTACAAGCTTGTCTCGATTAACATCCTCATATATACCACGGTGAATAATAGCACCGCCGGTCAGGGTAGCTAAAGTATCAAAACCAAACTCAATACTATCCATCAACCCAGCAGTCTCCTCGAAGATTTCTTGACCGCCGACGACGATACAAGCAGCACCGGTAGCGGAAGTTAAATCAAAACCTTCAGCTAGGAGAGTTTTTTCAAGGTTCTTCTTAAGGGCATTAGAGATAGCGGTCTCGCTCTCGATATCCTTAACACCAGTAACACCCATAATCATACAGCCTGGTTGGCGCATAATGCTATCGTAGTCAGTGGCGTCGAAGGTGGTATACTCTGAATCTTTATTCGCAAGAATATTAAAGACGTGGAACAAGCCAGCGACAGTGTTGTTAATGGTTGTCCAGAATTTCTTGACGGTAAGCTTTGGATAAAGTCTCTTAATCTTTTCATTGTCCACCATGATAAGGGGAGCAATCTTACCTTTTTCTGCGAGATCGCAAAGCTGAGTCATACGGTTGTGGGCGTTATTAGCTACAGCCGGAGAAGCGCTTTCGCCGGCTGTCGGCAGCGAAGCGATAACCCCAACACGCTGATCCACATCCTCAACACCGATATAGGTGAAATACTTTTTAGCGACTTTGATAAGCGTGTTTACTGTTCCTCCGCCAGAACCTCCTGAAACGCCAAGACAAATCAAGATTCGGTCAACGTTAGTACCGAAAATTTCACGGAACTTGTTGAAGACTTCTTGTTCTTTGCGTTCGATTGCGGCCGCTGCCTTAGCCTGGTCTTTACCAGCGCCTTGCTCGCCGTGCTCATCAACTAAAAACTTCTGATCCTCGGGAAGGTCCAGCCCATTAAGATCAGATCGGGCTGTATTTACTACTACTGTTTTAGCGTAGCCCATATCAAAAAAGGCTTTTGCCATACGACCACCACCTTGACCAGCGCCAACGATAGCATAGGTTAAAGCGCCGCCTGATTTGTCCTCGTTGGACTCAGGTTCTTCATTTAAGTCTGGGTCGTAATCTTCGATATCTAATGTAGGAATGTCTACCATTTTGTTAATCTCCTTAAAATTCTAATTCTTCTTGAAGTCTTATTAAAGCCTTCAGTCTTTCGTCTCGGTCAGCGATCCTCTTTGTTTCCTTCAATTTTTGATCATATATCTTTTTGATGGTCCCTATTTTATCCTGCTCCAGTGTAGCACGAATTTCGTTTTCCTTTATAGCTGTTTTAATATTTGTACTCGTTTTCCTTAAAAAACTACTATAATCTTTTTCGGGCCTTATTAGACCATACAGGAAAAGAATAACCGTAGCAATTATTACTGCGGTTAAAACAACTTTCCAAGCGCCTTTTTTTATATTAATCCATAGCCAATTCATTGACCGTGTTTCCACTTAGCCGCAATGTCGGCGGCACCCTGTAGACCTATGTAAGTCAAGGATACAGCAACCC